GCCGCCCTGCCGCCACATTTCCTAACCAGCCAAGCGACATCCAGCGGGACATTGTGTGCCCCCGCCACTCGCAACTTTCCCGCGCCTTGTGCTGTAATCTTTTAAGCAATGCTTTCATCGTCCAACCCTCCGATTATTCCCCGCTCCAGTCACCCGCCGACACGGCGGCACGGTCTGCCCTTGCATAATCCATCGTCATGCCCTCCGTTTGGCCTCCGTGCAAGTCTGCGGCCCGTAGGCCGCAGTAGGGCAGGGAGGTTAGTGCCGGAGCGGGTGTGCCCGAATGTATGACTCGCCCTCCGGTATCTCCACGCCATAGAACTGCTCGAAAAAGTCTGGCCGCCAGTTCTTCGCAGCCTGCTTGTGCTGCCCGCTTTCGATTGCCTTTACAGCATATTTCTCGCCGGTCATGTACAATTCGCCCTCAAACATGCAAAACGGGATGCACCAGTCGCAATCTTCTTCATACCACCCGCCAGCCTGCCGGAATTTCTCCGGCACCTGTTTGTTGCGCTGGGGTGATAACTTGATGCCACCATGCGAGGGTGTGCCAACTGTGCCGATACCTGGGGCTAACAATTGTGCATAATCTGCAGCACCCCAGGGTGTGTGCATTCCCTCACGTACCAGGGGCAGGCCAGTCCTGCGCGCCCTGCGCGGGGGAGTTACAAACATTGCCGGTATCATTTTAACAGCCATTACAAACCCCTCCTTTATTATGCAACCTGCAATTGCTCAGTATCGACCTTGGTAACTGCCCGGTGTCCATACTTGACGCGCGGGTCACCATGCCCAGCTCGGCAGGGGTGCCCGCAATTGTGTGCCCATTTGCTCCGGCGTGGACTCCAGCGAAAACCAAAGTCCTTTAGTGCCTGGCGAATCGCGGCGCTTGGTTTGGCATCAAAGGACACCCAAACCCAGCGGCCGACCAGCTCGGCGTCAAAGCTGTGCTCCCTGCAAAACTCAACTACCTCGATAACATTATGCTCCGGCGTTTTCATAGTAACGCCCTCCATATATTAGACCGGGCAAGTGTCGGAGTACAAGAATCACGCAATGGCGTGAAACTGGTCACCCGCCCGGCCTTTCCGTTTTGGTTTGTGGTTTGGTGCTGCATGATTCTTGCCTCCATTCTAATTATAGGCTATCTGCGCGCAAAAATCCACTAAATAATCCCAAAAGCGCGGAATTTACGAGATATGGTATGCAAGGGCGAAAATTCGCCGTATATGGTAGACCGACAAGGCGAGAAAATGTAAGACCGGCACGGGGCAGGGGGAATATCGTCCCAGAAACCACGTGTCCACCATGTTAAGATGGGCAAGATAGAAGACAGCAGGATGTCAAGATAGGATACTCGGCCAGGATTGACCATGCAAGATGCAAAAAAAGTAGCAGGAAAAGTGCAGAATTCTTTGGGGAATATACTAAGGTTTGCGACGATTTTCACAAGAAAATGATTTAATGCTTGACTTTGGCATGAAATGTGCTATAATAGGAATGGGCGGCCGGAAGCCAGACTCCCAGGCAGCGAAGCGAATATCCCATAGGCGGCAGGGAGACCTTATCTCAACAGGGGCTTGCGCAAAGGGCATCGCTTGAGCAAGCATTATGGCGCAGAAACTCTCCTGGCGTGCGTGATAACAGCGTGAGAACGGGCCCCGGTGGTCTATATCGAGCATTCCCGTGCATCGGCGCAGGCACACGGACTAATAGTCCGGTGGATGTGTGCGTGTTTACTAAGGTTTGCGCGTGCCTGGGCATCATTGGGCATGATTGGGGGGATTAGTGCTGGCGTGCGTGTATGCGTGATGACGAGGGGGGTACCGCCCCCCCCAGCCCCCTGCCCCCCCCCCAAAAACCCTCACCTCTCCGACACGCCCCAAATCCGAACTCTGCATTATGGCTTGGTGGTTGGGAATAATCTCAGGGTTTCCCTGATTTTCTCTTGACAGTGGTGCGTGATTGTAGTAGTGTGGCGTGATATGGTGCATGACACTGAAGACAAGTCCTGGTGGCTGAAGAAGGGCGAGCGTGATGAGGTTCGTTTCGTGGGTTGGTTGAGTAGGCGCGGGATTAAGGCTCGCATCAATCCTGCGAAGGGCGATGACCCCACATCGTATGACTTGGTGATGACCAACTCGCGTGGCGTGGATGTTGCGGCGGATTTGAAGACTGTGGAGACGCCGTTTTTTCTGGCCGGTAGGTATGGGTTTGACCCCGCTCGGTGCGTGACATTCAACGAAAAGGATTACCAGCGGTATTGTGACCGGTATTCGGGGTTGAATGGTGGTTCTGGTATATCGGTTATCTTCTGGGTGTCTTGGGGGGCACAGGAGCGGTTTGGCGTCAGCGTGCCGGGTTTGAGCGGCGTGTGGTACGCGAGCATTTTCCAGATACGGGATATTATTCAGTCTGGTGGCGCGGGGTATCATGAGTACAAGCGTAGGGCGGGCGATACGGCGGGCAATGCGAAGGCGTCTTATATCCTGTCTCTTGAAGACCTTGAGGGGCCGGTGAAGATTGGGGAGGGATGCGGTGCCTGAGGATGTCACGTTTAAGTCGTTGCTGGATGAGTACGGCAGGTTGAGCCGTATTTGCGGTGCCGTGATTGGGCGTCCTGAGCCGCTGATATGCTTCTGGAAGCGGGGGAGACTGGAGCGTGAGTTTCAGGAGTCATGGAAGGTTGCCGCGGAGCAGCATGAGCGCGTGCTTGAGGCGTTTCGTCGTGGTTCTAAGCATGAGGGGCAGTAGCGATGGCTAAGGAGATTAACGATGTGTAACAATGCTCATGTTCATTTGGCAACTGACGAGCGATTGACTGGGATTGATGAACGGCTTGCAAAACTTGAATCGTGGCTGGCGAACATCGACGCGGCAGTTATCAGCGGCCATTCCCCGCTAACCGAAAAACTTGAAGCGATATTTGGCACAACCAATCGTAAGTTTGGCGTTGTCCACGACCGCATCGACGCGCTGAAGTCCCGGCTGGAACGGATGGGCCACTGCTTGCTACTCAGGATAAGCGATGAGTAAACTGCAAACTTGTCCAATATGTGACCGTGAGCCGCAATACCCGCTGGCTGAGGTTAACCTTTCCTGATGACTGAACCCCCCTGGTATGCCGATGGCATCCGTTTCGAGTGCCAGAAGTGCGGGAAGTGCTGCGAGGGCACGCCGACGTACCCGTCGTTTGTGTTTGTGAGCCAGTCCGTACTGGACGAAATGGCGGCACACATATCCATGCCACAGCCGGAGTTCTTTTTCGAGTATATGCGGCAGACTCCGTGGGGCTGGAGCCTTGCAAACAAGAGTGGCGGCTGCTGTATGCTGCAAGACAACCAGTGCCGCGTCTATCCCGCACGGCCTACCCAGTGCCGCACGTGGCCCTTCTGGCCCAAGAACCTTGCCGACGAGGACGGGTGGGCACACGCGAAGAGCCGCTGCATCGGCATCGGCGCGGGGCGGCTGTGGACATTCGAGGAAATCGAGGCGAAACGCAAGGTGGTGCTGATGGCCGGAGGGGAGGAGTGGCAGTAAGACAAACCTCCGAATTAGCCGCGCGTAGCAAAAACCATTTCAATCGCCAAAACAAAGTGAATTTTTTTGTGCGTTATTTGCTAAGGAATGCGACGCTTTTGCAAATTGCCAGATTTTCTTCTTGACTTTCCCCGGCCGGTGTGGTATAATCATCTCCCATGAACACAAGATATGGGCAACTCGGTTGGCATCAAGGCGTTTACCGAGACTGCAAAACAAATGCCGTGTGACGACGCCGGTGGAAAAGGACGTGACAAGAGCGACGCCGAGTATGTGTCCGGCGCGTGTCTGGGCAAAACGCACAAGATAGCCCCGCTGGTGTATAGACCACAAAGAGCATCACAAGCCTGAAACAGCAGTAACGCATTATATGTGCGTATAAACTTGTTTTTGTCTAAAAGTTTGATAAATATCAAACTCCAATCTGCGTGTTTGATATTAACTGAATGTGTCTGTCACACGGCACATCGAGCGGGTCGAGGCAAGGGGCGACGCAACAATCCCAAGTATGTAAAGCGCCTCATCCGGCCCGCCCCTAAAGACAAAGCGTGGGGGCGTAACTCAATCCGGGAGAGTGCCTGCTTTGCACGCAGGGCGTTCTGGGTTCAACTCCCAGCGTCTCCACCATAACTGAGACTGAGTCTCAACGCAAGAAGCCGAAACATGGGCGTGGAGCGTATGGTTAACAAGCATGGGCAAATCAGCAACCTTCAGTATCGCATAATCAACGCGAAGCTGGAGGGCAAAAGCCAGAGGCAGATTGCCAAAGAGTTCAACCTTGACGAGCGGCGCGTGAGTTATCACATCAACCGCCCCATCGTTGCCGAAGAGTATCAGCGCATTCTAAAGAGTCGCGCGTATGTGCAGGCCGAGATAGCGATACCCACGGGCCTGACCATCCATGAGCAAATATCGGCCATTCAGGACAAGTCCCTGAAGACCCTGATTGCCGAGTTGGACAGCGAGGGCGCGCGGGAGAGGCGCGAGGCCGCTATGGCCCTGCTGGCTCTCGGCGGCAACACGAAAAATGTAGTCAAAGGCGAGGACGCTATTCCTGTACCTACCGAGGTATGGGAATTACTCGTTGAGACCATGAAGGAGATTGGCGCAGACGTTGAAGACATTGACGAAAGCAATGCGGGCGAAACTGAGGCATCTGTGCCTGACCGACCTGTACTTCCTGTCGAAGAGCATACTGGGGTTCAACCGCCTTCAGCCAGTGCCGCACCGGGAACTGGCACAGTTTTGCACGAACCCGTCGAAGCGGAAACTTCTGATAGGCAGCCGGGCGATATACAAGACGACGGTTGCGACGATAAGCCGCGCGATATTCGAGGGTCTGAAAAACCCGAATATCAGGATTCTAATAGTCCAGAATACGCAGACCAACGCGACGAAGAGCCTCGTGGCGATACGGAACCTGTTGGACTCAACCCCGCTCTTGCGGCTGCTCTTTCCGGAGGTGATACCGGAGAACCCGAAGGCTGAGGGGCTGAGGTGGAATGAAGAGGGCGTGTGCCTGAGACGGTCGAGGCAGTGGCCGGAGGCGACATTTGAAGCGGCGGGTATCGGCACGAACCTTACGAGCCGCCACTACGACCTGATTCTTGCCGACGACATCGTGACGGCCACGCGGGACGACATGAGCGGCGAGGAGATGGAGCCTTCGCCTGACGACATCGACAAGGCTATCGGGTGGCACAGGATTTCTCACGGGTTGTTGATAGACCAGGATGAGTCTGAGATACAGCACGCGGCGAACAGGTGGTGCCAGCATGACTTCGTGCGTCACATCATGGACAACGAGGTTGAGTACGATACCTTGACGCTGGCAGCAGATGATGGCGATGGTATAAGCAAATATCCCCGCATCTTGAGCAACAACGCACTTGTGCGACTGAAGCGAAGTTTAGGGACATTGATATATTCCACCCAGATATGCTGCCAAACTATGGACGCTTCGCGGCTGGAGTTCAAGGACGAGTGGATACGGCTGTTTGATTCGGGCGCAGAACCTAAGTGGGAGTCGATGAACATCTACGGCTCCATCGACTTGGCAAAGAGCAAGCAGCGGTCGGCGGCGCACACAGCCTATATCATCGTGGGCGTGGACGCTCGTGGCGACTGGTGGATACTCGACGCACTACGGAGCAGGGATGACACCACTGAGAAGATTGACACGATGTTCAAGATGGCGAAGCATTATGGCACGAAGACGTTTGCCGTCGAGACCGTGCTGTTTCAGGAAATGCTTGTCGATGCCCTGAAGAAAGAGATGGGCCTGCGGGATTACTTCTTTTCGATAACGCCCGTCGTGCCCCGGCAGGGCGAAGCAAAGGACATGCGTATCCGAAGCCTTAGTCCTCGGTTCGAGGCCGGGGCGGTGCATATCCGGCGAGACCTGAGAGACCTGATTACTGAACTCAAGGAATACCCGTATGGGCGGTATGTTGATTTGCTTGATGCTCTTGCCTATGTTTTGCGGCTTAACCCGCGCGGGTTGCGGCCCGCTGTGGAGCCGTCGTATGTGAGTCCGTGGAGCCTTGAGGGGATAATGAAAAGATTGCCGGGCTACGGCAAGAAGAGTGCGGCGTTTGACCGACAGGCTACGTCAGCGTAATAGGAGAGAGAGATGGCAACTGCAATAAAAACCGTCGGCGCTGTTGAGGCCCGTTCGATAGGCACGATTCAGGACTCGTGGCGGTGGCTGAGGTTTAATGTCGAAGCGGGGGATACCGACCCGATGGCGACGGTGACGAACTTTGACTTCGCCAATAAGTCGGCTGCGATAACGGGGAATGCTTTGAGTGATTTTACGGCTCTTGCGAGCGTTCCGGTGTCCGGCGTCGGGAACTTCTGTGAAGTGATATTTATGGGTGACGATGCGGCCAACGAGGCTGCCGACTATGTGTTGTATGCTTACAGCGCGAGTGGCCCGCCGAGGCGTGTTTCCAGCGGTGCGGCGACGCTTGGCACGGCAAGGTGCCAAAACCTGCCGACGGCCAGCCCGAGGGCGGCGCGCGTAGACGGTGATGCTTACGAGGGGATAAGTACGCCCTCGACAATCGGCGCGACGGCCTTTTATGCCGATACCATCACGACGAATGACGAGTGGAATGGCGTGGTAGTGAACGACAGCGGCAACAACCGCGTGGCGAGCATCGGCTTCGACCTGCGGGGGTATCAGTGGTTGGCGATGGTGTTTCCAACGTTGACGAGTGTGGCCGGAATATCTGCCGCTTACAGGCTCTATTAAGGAGCCTCGTCCACGAATACGATGATTAGGGGATAGTGGTGAGCAATTTAACCCGCAGCGGTACATATCTATTCTGGAATCGGCGCATCGGCGAAGCCCGCGAAGCGCGGGGCTTCCCGAAGACGGGGCAGACGACATCCTATGACGACGATGATGATGGCGACCTCCAAATTGGAAACCCGGCGACGGGCACAACGCGGTTCTGGACACAGGGCAGCGTTGTATATGACCGCGTGACAGGGCTTTACTGGCCTGCCGATTATGCTACCGCACCCGGTTCTCCGTTTGACGCCAAGGTAGATTGGGCTACCGCCTTAGACAACTGCGGGGCACTCGACTTTGCGGGGTACGCAGACTGGCGGCTGCCCAATTACCATGAACTGGCGTCAATAATGGATTTTGAGAATGGGGCCGCATTTTCAGCCATTACGATTCAAGTCGAAGGGGCTAATCCCCACTGGACAAGCACAATTTACCAACTTGCAACCACCAACGCAAACGCTTGGCTTGACATTGGCCCGGTTGCACAACAAAGGCCGAGGGCAAATTCATATTGGGTAATCCCTGTCAGGGGAGGAGTGTGATTGGTGCGTGAGATAAAGATTGAATACCTGAAAACCAGACGCAGGATAACCCATCCCAGCGGTCATGTTACGATGCAACTGCTGGGAGACATTGACCGCTATGTGGCAACGATGGAAGCCGAGCGAGACTACCTGACTCAGCAAATCGACAGCATGACGAGCGAGAAGGCCAAGTGTGTCGCGGTTGTCGGCCCAGCACCGGTTGTCGGGGGCATACCCTGATGCCGAAGGGCTTTGAATCGTGCGTGAAGAGGGGCGGCGGGGTGCGCACCAAGAAACTCTCCGGCGGGCGGTTCATGCGAATATGTTTCATCGGCGGCAAATCCTTTGCGGGAGAGGTTAAGCGCAAGAAGGGCAAGAGCGAAAGGGCACTCGGCGGATGAGCCAAGAATCTGAAGTTCTGGAATGGAAAGGACACCTCGCGCGAGGAAAGAAGTACCGCGAGAAGTTCTACACCGAGGGCGACATGCTCCGGTTCCAGAACTACTTCGACAATATATTCCCCCTCGGCACACAGCGATGGGACTCGAAGAACGACCCCGAAGACCGTTCGTTCGTGCCGGTGAATCTCGCGGCGACTATCGGCAGGCAGATGGTCAGGCAGGTATATTACAAGAACCCGCGCGTAATCGTCGTGCCGCGCAAGGTGGAGTTTCAGGCACATGCGCGAGTACTGCAAAATATCACCAACGCTATAATCCGCAAAATCATGCTCAAGCGCGAGATGCGGATGGGCATACAGGATACATATACGCTCGGCACGGGCATCTTCAAGGTGGGCTACGACAGCGAGTTCGGCTTCTCCGACGAGGTACTTCAGTCAACCGAGCCGCTGGAGGGCAGCGCGACAGACCAGGGCAAGAAGGGCGAACTCATAGAGTATCGCTCCAATGTCTTTAGCGGTATGCCTTGGGCACTCAGGGCGCACCCCAATGATTTTGTCGTGCCTTGGGACACTCGCGAACTGACAAGCGCGCCGTGGGCGGTGCATTGGTTCGTCAGGCCGCTTGCCGACGTGCGTGCCGACCCGAAACTCAACTCAACGGGGCTTGAAGAGGACGCTGAAGCGACGGCGATAATGGCCGAGTTGGACATCGGCATTGACCCGGCGGGTATCCCCGGCGGCACCGTCAAGATGGTAGCGTTGGCCGAGATACATGACCTTCGGGAAGGCCGCGTGCGCGTCTTGGCGAAAAACCACAAAAGGTGGCTTAGGGACGAAGAGGATGTCATCGCCACGGAAATCGGGCACCTGCCGTTCCACTCGCTGATTTTCAATCCCCGAAGCCAGCACTTCTGGGGCACGAGCGACGTTCACACCATCGAGCCGCAGTTGATGGAACTCAACGACATACGCACGCAGGACATGAAGCAGCGGCGAATCAGCATCGCCCACCTGCTTTATAACAAGGCACTTATTGAAGAAGAGGAGTTGGAAAAATTAGTGTCCGAGGATGTCGGGGCCGCCGTAGCCGTCGATGGAAACCCCGGCGAGGTTGCCACCTTCATGCAGTACCATCAGGGGCCGGACATGATAACCGCGTCCAACACCGTGCAGGGCGACATTCGGGCCATGGTGGGCTTCTCGCGGAACCAGTTGGGAACGGGAATGGGTGGGCGCAGGACGGCCACAGAAATTGGCGAGATAAGCCAGGCGTTCGATGTCGGGATTGGCGGTAGACGCGACGATGTGAATGACGTGATTATCGCCATTGCCGAGGACATCGCGCAGTTGATATTCGCCTTCTGGACGGAGCCGCGCGTGGCAAGCCGCGTGCCGGGGCCGGGCGGGAACCTCTTCGATGTGACCTACACAGGGCCGCAACTCAGGGCGAAATACGACTTCCAGATAGGGGCCGAGGATTCGCGCCCCGTTGACTCGACCTCGCGCAAGAAAGAGGCGGTGGAGTTGATTAACGCCCTGAAGGGCATCGAGGGGCTGGACATCGGCGGCATGGTGAAGCAGATTCTCGGCGGTGCATACGAGGGCATCGAGTTCGACCAGTTCCAGAGCCAGCAACAGCCGCAGGCACAGAGCATGGAGCAGTTCGGTCAAACCGTACAAGGAGGCGCAGCCGGTGCCAACGCTGGCCTTTAAGTGTACCTGCGGCGAGACCTGGGAAGCGTGGATAAGAAGCCGCAACGGGTTCGATGTATGCCCGAAATGCGGCAAGCGCAAGAATGGCCGCGAGC